TACCTTCTGGACTACCACATCCCAGTTCTTCCAGATGAGAATACCCGCTGCTATTGCTGCGGTTATCAGACCGATAGGGCCAAGAGCTATAGCTAAAATGGGCAGGATGATTTTCCAATGGGCCTGCAATTTCTCCATGATGGCATCCCAATTCTTGTAGATAACAATACCCGCCGCTATGGCAGCGGCGATTCCCAATACGATTGCCGTCACAGGACCCATGCTAACCGATAACACACCAAAGGCCGCAGACAGTAACCCTATCCCTGCGACTATAGTCGGCAGTAGTAACAACAGCGGCCCAACCACGAGCGCAACAGCGCCTATAGCCGCCGCGGTAATGCCAAGGACTTTTGTTAGCGTCGGATGTTCTTCCGTCCACGCTATGAATTTCCTGGTCACTTTCTCGATCAGGACTGACGCCCTCTCCATTATGGGCAGAAGCGCATCGCCCAAGACCTGGAGCATGTCCCCCATGCGGTTTTTCATCTGCGTCATGGGATCGGCTGCGGCCTCGGCGGCACCGCCAAATTGCCTGGTCAAAGCCGCCATGATCTCGGTCTGGGTCGCGCCCTTCTCCAATGTGATCCCGTATCGGGAAAGGCTGCTGGTCTCTCCGGCGATGGCTTTCCCGACCAATAAAGCGGCGGCATTGAGGTCGATGTTGGCGCCGGCTGCAACGTCGGTCGTCACCTTGAGTGCTTCCAGGGAGCCCGCCCACTTGCCGCCGATCACAACGAGCTTTTGCAGGGCGTCCCGCTGGGCCTCATCTCCAAAGTTGGTCTTCCGCTGTTGGGCCTCGATGACCCTCTCAATCGCATCACGTTGGCCGTCGTATGACTGGCCGACGTTTTTGAGGGCTTGATCCAACCGGTTTATGCCGACTTGTTGCTCTAACGAGGACTTGATCGCTAGTGCAGCGATGCCGGTGATGGCACCACCGATGGCGGTCATCCCGACGCCGATGGCCTTGCGGTGTCGCGCTATGCCGGACGCCATCCGACCAAACGCCGATTGGGTTTGCTTGAATCCCGCCTCGGCGCCCTTCGGGTCAGCCGTTATCTGTATCTCGACCTGGTTAGCCATTGTTGTCCTCTGGGCGCCCTTCCTGCACGATTGCCATCATGCGGAGAATCGTCACATCTTCCGCCATCAACTGCGATGGCAGACAGCTATACCGCTGGCAGAGGCCGTCTATCAGCTCGGCCTCCTCCAGCGCCCACGGCTTGATTATTCGGTTTCCATCGCGGTCGATGCCGCCGCCAACGTGTTTATATCGCCGGATGTCTCGGCTAAAGGGGCCGGCACTCCGGCCACTTCCTCCACCCAATGCTGGAGGACAAGATTGGTCAGCTCCAACGGGATTGCCAGCATCCCGTCACCATTGGCCGGGATCGGCTCCCCGTCGTTGTCCTCCAGGTTCCAGGACATCAGGACGTTCTCGCCGAATAGTCGGGTCATCCGTTCCTGGTCCTCCCCTTGGGCGGAGTCCCGGAGCGCGAGGTAGTGCGCGAAGCTGACGTTCAACCTCACCCACATCTCGGCCCCGTCGTAGTCGGTGTCCGCAAATGTGATGTGGGCGGTCTGCTCCGGGATGCGGAATCCCTTTGTCCCGTTAGACGCTACCATCTATGCCCACGTCGGGACTGCACCACCGGCCAATGCGCCGGGAGCCGTCCAGGTTAGAGACCCGTCTGTTCCACGGCTCAACGAGTAGTCCGTGTAGAACAACTCGCCGGCCAGCACCTGGCCGCTTATTGTCAGCGTTGTCGTCCGCGCCACGCTGGACGATGGAACCGTCTTGAAAACATCGTGGGCTTGATTCGAGGCATCGTTGAATACGCCGTTAACCGAGACCGTAAAGTCCGCCAGGAGTAACAGCCGTTCCCTGGCCGACTTGTCCAAGCCAGTGATGTCCTGCTCCTCCCGCGGCGTGGCGAAGTCGATATTTGTAATATCGTTGGATATGGTCCGGGCAGACCCGCCCGAGTCGTCAATAGCCACTGACATTCCGAGGCCGCTTTCCTTAGCCATTTATGCTCCTCCTATATTGATGGTCATTCCAGTGATCCATGAACTCCAGCGGCTCCATGACCCGGTTATCCTTTGACAGGAGCGGGTCACGCCCGACCGCTATCTTGTGTCCGCCGCCCTGGCCGGTAAAGCACTCCTGCCCCGGAGGAAAGACAAAGACCACCAGACCGTCCTCGCGCTCCTCGCGGAACTCCAGCCGCGATCTGCGGATCAATGCGATATTCGCCAGATCAGTCGCGGGGAGGATGGTCTTCCACCCTGCCATGTAATTGACGCACCCAACCTCCTCACAACTCGCCTCCCGCCAGTGGTCCGGCGGGCGTTTGAGGTTCCAATGGATCAGCACCGCTATTCGTTCTCCAAAACCTTTAAGCTAACGCCTCCCAAGAAGCCGAATATCCCGCCGATAATCCCGGTCAACACCTCGATAGCCCCCAGCTTGTATCCCAACCAGGCCGCAAACATGGAGAACATAGTCGCGCAAATAATGGCAACCAGGATTTGAGGTCTCAGCTTGGCCGTCATAATCTAATCCAGTACAGACCGGTCTCGGACTGGTATAGGGCCTGCTCCCTGACCCGGCAGAGACGGCACCGGCGTTGGCCCCAATCAGCGAGTATTTTCCACCAATGCTTACCTAGCCAGCACATTAGACTATCGCCTTGTGAAGTCTCAGCCGGCGAAGGAGACGCCGCGGTCCTTGATAAGCCCAGCCCGCCATGACCACGCAGGCCCAGACTAATGCCAGCACGATGACAACCAACGCGACCGAGACCTTTACCAAAACCTCTTATCCTTCAGCCACGGCGTCTCGTCGGCGTGGATGAATTTCCCGCAACGTCTGCACCGGGGCTCCGTTCTGTCGGTCTCCAGGTTGTGGCCCCATTCGAGCTTTCGGTGGTAACCGATCCAACATAATAGCTTCATCACTTCACCGAAATTGGCGTGTCGATCAGGTTGTCCGTAATACTCCTGGCCACGATGGTCTGGTTGAAGACTGCACTCGCCGAGTTAATCCCCGTGCCGTTTCCGAATTTATTGGTATTGTCCATTGTCAAAATGCCAACCTTCAGATAATCAAAATCCCAGGCCCCGACGCTGGCGGTTACCCCGTCCACGATCAGCTCCCCGATAGTAGCCCCGTTGTCGCCGTTCAGGTTGATTATGACTCTATCTACGACTGAATTCTCCGCAACATAGGAGCCAGACCCTCTATCTGAGTCTATGACCAGGCTGGAAATTGTGGAGTTAATGACGGCGTTATTCGTATGCCCGTCCACGTAGGCTCCCAGCACCAGCGTCCCGACCTCCATATTGGCCCAGTCCAGTGTCGGGGCGCTGCTGTTGGTAATCGTGAACACGCCCACGTTCACGAATGCGCCGGTAACTCCGGTAGTCCGGTTAATCTCAAAACTGTTGGCCAGGCCACTCTTTCCCAGGTCGAGATTCTTCAAGTGCAGCTTGTCCAGCCTCACCCCATCAGCCAGATTTATCCTTAACGTGTGACTGGCTACGGAGGGAGTCTCCGGGTCGGGCGGTAACTTCTGCCCCACAACATTCGGCAAGTCGTATTCGGCCCCTGCTTCGGGCCAGAGTATCTCGCTGCTCGTACCGGCAATCACCATGAAGATAGTCGCCCCAAACCCGATACCAACGACAAGTAGACTCAGTAGCGCAACCTTCGGGCTCCCTACCCTGAGTGCTTTCGGCACCGGTATCCGCAGCGCCGACACCAGCCGAAACTGCGGCATCTTTAGCCTTGGGAATCTCGCCGAAGGAATTGAGATGGTCTTGGGGCCTATCTTAATCCTCATCGCCCTTCCTCTTCGATTCGTTGGCGAATCGGGCCGTGATGGCCGCTAACCCGGCCGTGGTCGGGGTCGCTATTATCGCAAAAGCCACAAGAATAATGTCGAGATGCGGCGCCACTGCACTCGGGTTACTGGTCGTTTTCCACACAATGATTATCCCCAAGATTATGAAAGCCGCGACCAACGGGGCCAACATTATAAGGGTCAAGAATTCTGCACCGGATAATGTAGTGGTGGCCCGAATCTTGACCCGCTCCAACTCTATCCTGGTCTCGGCCAGGGCCTCCCGCAGGTCGTCAATCTCGGCCATCAGAAGGTGACATCATCCTGGCTCGTCCCCCGCCGGTATGAGACACAAAAGTCCAGGTTGGAGAACGTGCCGGTGGTCGTGACCCTCAGATACCTCTCCACGGTCCCCGAGGACGTTACCCGTTCCGCCGTTGGCGCCGAAGCATACCCAACCGCCGAGAACGATAGAACGTTAACCCAAGCGTCCGATGACCCGTTATCGCTGGACTCCTGGATCGTGACCGTGGGCGTCCCGGAGTCGCAATCGGTTATCTCTAGATATGCCACCATGCCGGCGCTGGTCCCGGCGCCGTCATCCCGGCTGGTCGAACTACCCGCCGAGGAATGGGTTTCCTTGCCGGTGGTCAGGGTATTGCACCAGTCAAGGGGAATGCCGTCCGCCTGGGAATCCACAGAGAAGGACAGCGATCCGTCCGCCCCGCGGCTCCCGTCATAATTCAATTGCTTGGCGACCAGGCAAGCGGCAACGTCCCCACGGGTCGCCCCGAAAGCCCAGGTCACGATCCGGTCGGTAGTCGGTAGTCCCTTATACGCCGCGTGTTCTTGCTCGGTGGAGTCATTGAACCAAGTCGATACCCCGAGGTTGCCGTCCGATAATCCCATAACCCGCTCATGGGCCGAGGCGTTGAGGGCCGTCGTGTCCAGCAATTCCCGAGGACTGCCGGCGTTGTCAATGCTGGCGACATCCCCGCTGAGATCGTAACCGTGAACGAATATCTGTTGACCGAGTCCCGATTTCTTTGCCATTGATTACTCCTACGGCGTGATGGTGACTTCCTCATAAATTTGGATGGAGAAGGGAATCGTCGCCGTCCGATATAAGCTGCCGCTAACCTCCAGCGTGGAGACCGTAGCGGACCCGACCGTGGAATCGGTACAATTCCCGTCGAGGTTGGCGTCGGATCGGAGCTTGGTGTCCACCTCCACCATCGAGTCCCACAGTTCCAGCTCGATACTCTCCCGGACATCCGCCGACGCCTGGAGCCGGAAATAGGCCCGGATCATAATGGTTGTCGTGGAGCCGATGTTGGTCAGCGTCTGCCAGCCGTTGGTCCGGGCCTGGACCCAATATGCCAGGACCGGAGTCCCAGACAACGCCAGAGGTTCGGCCCGGATGACCGCAACGAAGGCCGGGTCGGTGATGGTCGATAGCAATACATCGATCCTGTCCAATGCCCCGGAGCGGCTCAATCGAAGGCCTCGATCAAAGCCCCGCCGATGTACTTGTGGTATAGCGCGGCTTTGTCCCGGTTGATGGCGTTGGTGGCGTTCTCAAACATGTGATACATCGCCTCGACCTTCGGAGCGTAATGGACGCCGCCAGCGTCGAAGATTGCCAGATTGTCGGACGGTTGACTGGCAG